AACTCTAGGTACTAATGTATAATCAACAGTTACATTTGTGCTATCATCTCTAATAGTCATATATGCACTTGATACATAATCTCTAGGTATTATAGTAAATTGATTTGTGGCAGTTGTGTTAAATAATATCATTACTTATATAACGTATAAAAAATAGTAATTTGTAAAAACAAAAAAAAAGCACCCTATAAAGGATGCTTTCAATTTAAAATAAATATTAATTATGCAGTTGGGTCTACTTGTGCTGCATCTCCAGTTACTGCTGCTGCAAGAAAGTAAGGTGCAGTTTCTTCCATACCCTCAAAGGTAAGTGTAAACCCACTTAAATCACCCGCTGCTGCTCCAGTTACTACTGTTCCACCAGTACACTCCATCCCATTTTCAAACCCACATAAGAAACTATTTCCATAGTAATCTTCTACTACTACATATGGTCTTGCTACTGCAAGTGTTTGTAGTTCTTGTTGCGTTAAAGCATCTAAATAAGTAAGTGTAAGGTTTAAAGTTTGAGTGTAAAATGTCGTTCCATTTTCTCGGCTACTTGTTACAGTAGTTTCTAAAGATGAATTTCCTTTTACATCATATTCATACCAAGTTGGTGTTCCCGTAAACGTTGCTTCACCAGTTGGTGCATCTACTGTAATTGCAGTAAGGTCACCATAATCAGCAAAGTAAACTTTTTTAATGCCACCAAAAGCACTTTTGCAAGGTAGTTTTCTACCCGTTGTTAATGTACAAGCCATTGTTTTTATGTTTTAAAAAAAAAGGGTGAGCAGATTACCTACCCACCCCTTTTTATTGATTAATTAATTAATTATGCGTACTCTACTAAATCAGATGCAATTCCGAATTGTACTGCACTTGTAAAACGCATTATCATTCGTACATTGTTTGATCCGTCAAGGTCAGCCATATCCAATACTTTTACTTCTTGTGCTGAATTTAGTAACCCAGTACCAAAGTATAAGTTAGAACGTTGTGCTGCATACATTTTGTTGTCAGACATTCCCGGGCATACAAATATTTTAACACCGTTTACCGTTAGGCTTCCGTTGTTCCACCATTGTGTTCCCATATTTGCTACACCATTCGCTCCTAAACCATTTGCTCCAAAACCACCTAGTGCTTGTACATATAGTTTAGCTGCTTTAGTTCCGATGTATAAGAATAAATCTTCTTTTCCATATAGTGCTGCTGGTATTGCATCAACTACTTTAGAAAGTTCATCAATAATGTTTGCAGATGTTAGTGCTACACCAGTTACTTGTTGTGCTGCTGGAATATCTCCCGCAGTTGCTGCTGCTGCAATTAGTTTTTCAAACCCATCAAAAGAGTTGTTTGTTCCCGCTGCCGTATCACCTTGCCAGATACAAAATTCTGTGTTCTGTGCAACTTCTGATGCAACGTGAGCAATCATAAAGTCAGAAAACTTTGGTGGTAAAGATTGTCCTAAACCATAACCCATAGATTGCGCCTCCCAATCGTTCACGAAATCATACTTACAAAGTTGTAGGTTTACTTGTAGTTCTACTGGCTCAATAATTCTTTCAGTTAGTGTAACTGTAGATGTTGGATCAAAGTCACAAGATGCAGATGCTACTAAAGCATTTGTAGCTAACTTCTTGATTACTTCTTTAAAAGCGATGTTTGCCTTTACTGTTAATCCACCATCATCAATAGTTGATGCAGATAATAAAGCCGCTGCGATATACTCACCAGCAAATTCTCCAGCATACGATGTAGTTATGTTAGTGGTTGTCGCTAAATTTACGTTTCTTCTTTTCATTTTATTTATTTAATTTGTTTAATACTCTATCTAGTGTTGTGTTGAATTGTCCTTTAGCAAATTGCATTTGTTTTTTCTGTGGTGCTTTTGCTTCTGGGTTGTGTTTGATTGGTTTTCTAGCTGCTGAAAGTTCTTCTTTCTTTTCTTCTTCTTTCACATCCATATCTGAAAATTTCTTTTTCAGCATTTCAATTTCTTCTTTTACTTCTTCAATAACTGGTGCAATAACCTCAACTACTGCTTCAATAATTGCTTCAACTTCTTGTACTACTTCTTCTGGTACTTCAGTTTCAATTACTTCTTCAAGATCTTCTGTTTCTTTAGCTGGTACTTCATCAGATACTTCTCTGACATCTGCTATCATACCTTCTTCAGATACTACAACTAATCTACCATCTTCAAGGATATACTCCCCTACTGGCATTGCTACTTTCTCATCATCTGTGACAATAAAGATTTCACTTCCTTTTTCAAATGTTTCAGCACTTACTACAGTACCGTTTTCCAACTTCATTTCTTCAAGTCTTACCTCGATGTTAAGAAGTGTTCTAATTTGATTTAACATTTTTGTTTTTTCCATACTATTTATATAACGATTATTAATTTACTTTTTGCATTTTCAGTCTGTTCTTGTTATTACACCAATACCTTGTGCTTGCATAGAACCATCACAACATTCTATTGAATACTTGTTGGTATCCCAACATAAACAAGCACGACCACCCCCAGTAGGTGATGTTCTACTAGGTATAAAAGTTTTATTTTTGTTGTTTCTTTGCATTTATATATCAAAGTCAAGTGTATGAGTAGTCATATAACCACTCATAGATTGTGCATCAATAAGAAAGTTTTTGGCATCATTAAAACCTCTAATTTCTTGTTCATCAATACCAAGTTCATCTGCAGCAGCACTTGCTTTATCCATAAGTTCTTGTACATAATCAATGTGTCTGCCTAAATCTTCATAGGTAATTTTTGCGTAATCATTATAATACCTTACATCATCGGTTACATTATTTAAAATGTTATTTACTTTTATTGCTATGTCTACTACTTTTTGAGCAGTTTCTAAAGTTCCAGATGTAAATGTTGATACTGCATCTTCTAAATCATCAGCTACACCTAGTGCTACTTTATGTGCTTTAAGGTTTACTTTTTGGTTTGGTAGTTTGCTATAAACTTTTTCTAATCTACTTTTCATTTTATATTTGGTTTTATTTATTTGTTTTTAATTAAATAACATTTTAAGATATGAATTATATTCATTAATATCATCTCTTGCGCCTTGTTCAAACATCTGCAATCTTTCTAAATTATTTATAGCTTCATTAATTGCATCCGGTATAGGTATTTGCATTCCTAATTCATCAGCAAGTTCGTTAATTCTTTGAGTATCTTTTTGATATTGTTCTTCAAATTTCATTAAAGCATTTGTGAAATTATTTAAACCAGTTATTTCTGGTGACATTCTAGCCATTAATTTTTCAATTTCTCTAACCGGTGTAAAGGCATCATCTATTTCTTCTGCCAATTCATCAAGGTATTTAAATGCTTCGTTTGATAAATTTTCTAATTCATCGCCAACCGCTAGTTCAACCTTATGCTTACCCAAGTTGTGTTTCTTCTGTGGTAGTTTAGAGTATACCTTTTCTATGTTACTTTTCATTTTACTATGTCTTTTATTTGATTTAATAATTGTGCAGCCATTTGTTCTTCTATAGCTTCTTTAGGTGCTTCCATTTTATCTGCAAAGTAACCCTCAATAGAAAAACCTTTTACTTTGTTTGTTTTTACATACTCATTCCAAACATCTTCATTGTTTACTTTAACTGATCCCATCCAAGTACCTACTGGTACATCTAAACCATACAATGCAGTTTTATCTTTGGCTTTATCTTCCACTATCCAGCTTTCAACTAATGTTAAACCATTAAGTGCTTGTGCGTGTTCTAGTGTTGATCTACTTTGGTTTCCATTCTGTAAGAACATTTGAGATGCTTTTACAATAGTATCTTTTGAAAAGAATATGTAATACTCACCCTCTGAACCATTTCGGTAAATAGGCTTGTCTGGTATTAATAAAGCACCCATTAATATCTTTTTTTCTTTGTCTACTTCTGCTAACTTTATCTCTTGGTTCTTTAATGCAACAAAGTCACTTTCAATAGCTGGGCTTTCTACGATAGAAATCGCTTCTACTCCAGCATCCAAATCTTCTTCATCTAAAATAAGTTCTATTATCCTCATAAATATATAACGTGTTTAGTTTTTAATTTTGCATTTATCCAATACTAGCACCCTCAATAATGTTTCTATCCATTTCTTGTGCAGTTGTTACATCATTACTCACAACGTATGCCCTTGCTGGTCTTTGTGTTTGACTACCTATTGCATCTGCTAATTGTGTTTCTCCACTTGCTCCTACTACATTAAATGCTGGGGGTGTAGGTGCTGTAGGCAACGAACCAGTTTGACTTGAACCACTTCCGCCACCACCGGGTACTTGTACAGCAACAATCTTTTTAACAGCAGCAAAACCAGCAACACCCGTTGCAATAGCTTGTGCGATAGCATAACCCGGTACAGCACCACCCGGTGAACCAGCAGCAGTTTTTAATTGTCCAGTTATAGCAGCATAAGTATTTATTAATGAAGATGCAACAGCCAAACCTTTACCAGCAGCAGTTTCTTGACCTATTGTATTTGATAAACTATTTATAGCACCAGCATAACCCTCTAATGATGTTCTTTTAGCTTCTTCTTCTAATTCTGCAATTTTAATAGCTGCATCAGATATTTTCTTGTCATCTGCTAATTGTTTTTCTTTTCTCTTTTTTTCTTCTTCGTCAAGTTTATCTTGCCTTGCTTTATCTTGCTCATCAAATTCTGCTTGTTGTTGATCTTCTGCTGCTTTTTGTGCTGCTTTTAATTCTAGTATTTTAAAAGAGTTTGTACCATAAAACTCTGCTGCTAGTGCTATTTGTTGGTCATAATCTTCTTTTATTTTTCTTAATTTCTCTGCCCGTTCTTCTGCCTCTGTATCAATTAAACCTTTTCTAATTCTTTCTATTGCAGCAGCTTTTTCTTTCTCTGCTTTTATTTCAGCATCATTATTTTCTTTTGTTTTTTCTTTTTGATCCTTTTTGTCTTGTAATAAAAAACCATCTCTTTTGTTTTTTAATTTTATTAGCGCATCCTCTGTAGCAGAAATTGTCTCATCGCCACTTTCTGCAACCGCTTCTGGATCAAATAATAAAGATGAAGATAATTCTAAAAACCCCTCGGTTAATTTTGTGCCCTCATCTAAAATACCCAACGTAGCTAAACTATTTGTCAATCCATCTACAAGGCCAAGCAGTACAACTATTGGAGCCGTTAAAAAAGCTATAATACCCTTAGTTATATTTTGGTTTCTTTCGGCAGCTTCAATTTGTGCTTTTTTCTGTTGCTTCTGTTGTTCTAATAAAAGTTCAGTAGATGTAATTATTTCGTCTGTTTGTTGTCTTTTTATATCTCTAATTTCTTTTTCTGTTTTTCCTTGTAGCTTTAAGGAATTTTCCATTTGGCTAGTGGTACTAAGGGCTTCTTGTTGAGTAGCCAGTGTATCTTTTGTTGATTGTAGTTGTTTTTCCTGTTCACTACTTACACCATCTACAAGGCCTGAAATTTGATCCCAATATTGTACTATTAAAGCAATTAAGGCAACAGCCGCACCAATACCAGAGCTAATAAGCGCAACTCTCATAGCCTTGCCGCCTTTCATTGCTGCCTTACCTACCATTAAAAGCTCACCGGCCAGACCGCCTGTTAACTTGTTTAAAACCTTAACAACTCCAGAAGTTTTGTCTAACCCTTTGGTGTAATCTTCTTGATTTTTTTTAGCCTTTGTCCTTTGGCCGTTTAAGTCTTTTAAGGCAACTCTTTGATCTTTTATTGCATCCTTTATGCCTACTATTTTTTTCTTTAAGGCATCACCCTTTGGGTTCCAGTCTGCATTTCCTGTGGCCACAAGTTGCTGTTCAAGATCTAAAAGCTCCTTTTCAAATTCAACGGTGATTTGTTTTTGTTCTGCTATAACTTTTCCAAGATCCTCAAAAGACTTCTGGGCCTCGCTAGTATTACCGGTGATTTTAATTTCCTCTTCTATCATTTTTGTTGGCGTTTAAGTTTTCTTAAAAAATCGCTCCACGTATGGACCATTTCGTATTTTCCTTTTGCTATTTCTGTATACTTACCGGCGTTATAAAAATCGTTACATTTTAACACCTTAATAATTTCTGCTATCATGTTTATATATTTTAAGCTAATCCTGTGTAAGTTCGTCTTAGTACAAAGTTTTTAGCCTGTATACTGTCTCCGGTATTTAATACATTAAACTCAACTGTAACATCAAGCGTATTGTCAACGGTTGTATTTATAACCTCTGAATCTTGGAACATAAAACCATGAACCTGTCGCGCTCCATCTTTTGTATAAATAAAGTTACCGTTTGTGTTTATGGTGCCTGTAGCGCCTATGGTTCTAATTGTAAAATCAAATTCGCACTCCCAGCCTTCATTTGTTGCTGTCTCCAGATCAAATACGCCGCTAGTAGATAGAAGGGTAGCCCCAGATTTTACTCTAATTATTATTTCAGATCTGTTACCGCCACCAGTGGCGTTTATAACACCTCCAATTTTTGCGTGATAACTATCACCAACCCTTGAAGTATTGGCCGGCATCAATAGGCTGCCAACACCAGATCCTACAATACTTCGCTCTGTAGAAGTATCTATCAATGATCCATCTGCTGTTTGAGCAAAGTTTCCAAAAACTTGGTTAAAGTTCTCATTTATTTTTTCACCTCCAGACCTTAGATCGTCACCTGTACCATCGTTTGCTGTAGCTCCTATGTTTATTACTTGCTGTCCCATGTTATATTTGTATTATCAAAAGTTGTTATGTTATTATCAAAAGTTATTGAAGGTGATCCAAACTGGCTTAAAAAAACTGTGTAAACCTCTGGACCAGTAAAGACTATGTTAAGGTTTCGTATAGTTTCAAAACTTTGTGTAACGTTGATCATTACAACATCGCCTGTAGTATTTACTGTTACCCAGTCAGTGCCAAAACCTAAATCAGTTAATGCTATTGTATAGCCAAGTTTTGCGTTTGGTACATTGTATTTTATAGACTGGGCATCAGTATTTA